TAAGGTTTCATAAGTTACTTCTAACTTTAATCCACCTTCTTTTCTATGAGATATTCCATCATCATTTAAATCGGCACCATCCAAGTCTTTACCAAATCTACCGCCGAATTGTTTTACTTCAGCAGTTACTTTACCGTTATCACCTGTCATTTCTACTGGACTAATTTCTAATCCAATTGTTTTTAGTTTGTTTGCTAATGCTTCAATTGCAGCTTTAGGGTTTAAATATTCCTGTTCAGCAATAGAACCAACAAAAGCATTTACTCTTTTAAGGATTTCTGCGTTCTCAATGTTGTGTGCGCCAATATTACTGTCTTCAACAGAATTAGCAGTTTCAACACCTACACCGTCTATCCCTTCTTTAAGCATTTGTTTAAATGTTTTCATTTTTTTCCTCTTACTTATATTTGTCTGATACTTTTTTGTTACCATCGCTTCGGGGTATCAAACCCTTAGCTTTAAGATGTGCAATATCTGTAAAACCAGCCTTACCTGCTTTGTGCCTTTTCATGGCGTCAGCAGTATTAGGTGGTGTTTCTTTCAAAACATCTTCCTCGAAATCGTTTAAGTTTTGTTCTTTTACAAAAGTCTTAAATTGTTTCATTAACTTGTCGCTAAATTAAGCGCCTTCTCTTTTTCGTCAGGCATTTTAGTTGTTTCTTCCGACATCTTAATTAGTTTGTCCACTTGTTGAATAGCACCGTGTACAGCATTCAAATTACTTTTCATTTGAATTAACTCAGCGTCAACTTGTTTAATTCTATCTTTAAGAGCTTCAAAATCTTTTACTAAAACATCTCTTTCGTTTTGCAAATCAGTTGTGTTTATAGACATTATATAACTCCTCTATTAAGCGATTGTTGGTACATTACCACCAATTACATACCATTTTGAATTTTTAAAAATACATACTGCACTTTCGCCTGGAGCGTCAAGTGTAATAGTTGAATTTGAAAAATTTGCTGGTGTAATTGTGATTGCATTAGTACCAGATGTAGATGTATTTACAATAATCTTTACTTGACCATCTGAACCATCTGCTAAAGCACAACTGTGTGTAGCTGATGTTGCGTTAATCTCTGTTACTGCTGTAGTTACATTAACTGCTGTAGTTGAAGAACCGTCTGCTGTAATTGATTGAGAAGTTTGTTTTAAACCTAGCCAACTTGGAATGTTATTAAAAACATCTTCAGCTGCTACTTTTTTATTTACTGGTGTTCCGCTTGGGTCATCAACCACATGGAACAAATCAGCACTTGCTAAATTATCGCCTAAGTCTGTTAAGGCGGTTACTTTTTTATCTGCCATTTTTTTCTCCTGTTAACCTCTTTTGAGGAATGCTACTCTGTGCATATACACAGACCACTTTATTAATATACTTATATGTATAAGGGCACCCGAAGGCGCCCCTATAAATTATTTTATTATGCTGGGTTTGCTAAAGCAACCAAACATTCGTATTTGACTCTTGAAGTTGTATTATTAGTAAACTTCAAATTCCAACCCATGTGAGCTGCGCCTGTAGGCACTTCACTTGAATCGTAGTTAAATAAACCTACTGTCATACCAGAAATAAACTCATCTGCTGTATTATCTTCAAATAAGTTTGTTCTGTTTGCACTTGACGGTGCATTATTAGTTTGCAACTGTGTAGCAGCCCATAAAGGTGCTCCAGCAGCGTCATCTGTATTTGACCAACTTGACATATTATTCTCTCCCTTTTTAAATGTTAATAGGTACTCAATTTTCTATATAGTACCTATATTTATAAGGGAGATTGATTAGAAACCGAGTTTTTTCAACTCTGCGATTGTTTGATTAGCGTTTTGAAATGTAATTCCTATGCCACCTCTTTGAGTAAACTCTTTGGTGTTCTTAACATAATCGTCAATTAAGATAGCTGGTTGACCAGCCACTTTAGCATAGTTCTTTTTTTGACTTCTCATTACTAGATTGATTTTACTTCTATCAATATTAGTGTTTCTCAAAACCCATTGAGATTTGCCTGGAATGCAATTAGGGTCATGTGCGTGTTCTACATAAGCACTTAATATATGTGGATTGTACTTCTTAACAAAATTGTATAGTTTCTTACCCTCACTAAGCCATGGTCCTTTTGACCAAAAATCTTTCTTAGCTATGATAGGATCCCAACGCTCTTTTCTTCCGAGGTCAGTCCACTTATTAATACTTAAACCTGTTGTCTGTTCAATGTTCTTTACAAAGTCAAATAGAACACCGTCCATGTCAAGGTATATTCTAGGTAAGTTTTTCATAGTGTTTTCCTTTTTATTATGACTTATCCTAACATATTCCTAGCCATATGGCAACAGCTTTTTTTAATTATTTTTTGAAGCCTGGTATGACTATTTTTGGTAGTCTATCTTTGGTTCTGTTTCAACCTTAGTTTTTGCACTTCCGACCAATGTTTTGCCCTTTGTTTTTTCTGATTCGCCATCAGCGTCATTATTAGGTGCGACATCTTGTGCTTTCATATACTTGGAGTTTTTCTTCATTTCTTCCAAGTCTTTAGCTGCATTTGACCATAAAGTATTAACATCTTCTTTTAATTTCTCTACATCAAAGCTTTCTTCTTCTTGTGTAACTACAGGTTTCTTTTCACCTTTTTTAGGGTCATTATAACTGTCGTGTTTCTTTTGATTGATTACACCGTCAACAGATTCTTTTTTATCTTCTTTATCTTTGATTGCTTTTTGTAAAGCAGGTGGTAACTTCTTTTGTGCTGAAGTTAATTCATCTACTTTTGCCTCGTTTACTCCTTCAAAATAAATATCAACATCACTATCGTCTAATTTACCTAATCGCTTTTCATTACCTAATTTTTTTAACACATCATACATTTTATCATATTCTCTATCATTACTAGGTCTATTTCCTGAAGTTAATTTAAGTTGTTGTACATAGTTTTTATTTTTTTCATTATAGTAAACAAAGAAATTTATATTAACACCTCTAAATTTATAGTATTTACCACCACCCATAAAACTACCGTGTCTTTTTAGGTAAGATACCTCAGCGCCATCGCCTTTCATAAAATTAATATCTGTACTTTCTTTTAATGCTTTTTTGTTTAGGTCTTCGTTTTTGCCTTTATATTTTTTGTCTATGTTATTAAAAAAGTCTTTCTTTTCCATATCAGACATTGCGCCGATACCTTTACCAGCTTTTTCTAGTTCTTTTTTAAATAGTTTTTGGTAGGCGTTATCATTTAAATTCTTTTGCATTTCTTTGATAGACGCTTCTATACTACCATCTTTTGATTTTAAGTATGACATTATTTTCCCCTTACTTGTTTCGCTAAATCTTTGTCAGCGCCACCCCATGTTCCAGAGGATTTAGTTACAAATGAATTTACTCTAGCAAATGCCCATTGTTGCTGTGAAGCACCTGGTCGGTGTCCACCTCTCCAAGCGGCCATGCCTCTATCGTAAACTTTCTTTAATATTGAATATGGCATTCCAGATTTTTCAGCTTTCTTTTTTAAACCTGCAATCTGTTCGAATTTCATCTTTGCCAAATCGTGTTGTGTTTCTTCTTTTTTTGGTTTTAAACCTTGTTTCTTCATTCTTTCAAGGTCTGATAAAGTAGGTGCATTTTCTTCAGCCTTAACTGTTGCGCCATAAAAGTTTTTAAGGTCTGTAGCATACTTGTTAAGGTCATCACCTTTACCATCAACTTTCATTACTAAACCTTTTGCATGAATAGTAAAACCATGTTTTGCTAAATCAGTAGAGGCTTTTGCCATCTTATCCATAGTTTTAAAAGTAACAGTCATTTTTTTAAACTCTTTGATTGTTTCTTCTTTTTTCATACCCATTAGTTTATCAGCAATCTCATGTCCTTTTTTGATTGTTTTTTTCTCTAATGGTGGTTCGTCATTGTATTTCTTTTTAGCAGTTGCCATACCAATTGCATATGCTTTGTCTTTGGCCATTTCATCTAAACTTTCATTAACTCTTTTTAATACTTTCAGTACATCTGGATGTTGAGATAAACCCTTTGCAATTTTTTCGATAGCTTTAACAGCACCTGAATAGTTACCTGCTTTATATCTTTTATCATTTGCAACACCATATGCCATTTTAATTTGTTGAGATGTAAATGATTTTTCTGTTATAGTTTCTTCTTTTTGCATTTTATCTCTGATATGTTTGTAAGCAATACCAACTTGTAAAAGTGGTTCGCCTGTTTCAGGATTTACCAACTTTTCAGTTTCTTTTTTCATAGTCTTTGCTTTTTCAGTTTCAGCCTTTGTTTTTAACATGGCAATTTCATCATCTTTTTTTTCTAA